GCCGAACGTTGTTATTAAGAAAGGAAATAGGTGCCAAGAGCAATATGAATTTCTTAATAAATATAAAGCAGCGCAATGTCTTCCCGAAGTCGGTTTGCCTGTAGGCTGTTCTCCTGAAGATAACATTTACGTTATGAATCGACTCATTGAAGTTAAGACAAAGAATGCTCTTGAATTAACTCATATGCTTTACTCAGCTCTCAATGAAGATCTTTGGAAAACACGAACAGGAAATGAAGATTATGTAGAGTACAACGAGACAGCGCATATTGCGAAAGTTCTCCCGCTTCTCAAGGTTGGTGTAGAGTTCTCTAAAGATCCAGAGAGGTCTAGGGCTCGAGCTCTCGAAATACATAATATTTGTTCGCCGCAAGATATTGATCACGCTGTAACTCACGGTGACCCTACATTTGATAATTTGATGATGCTACACGGGTTACCTGTATTAATTGATCCGCTTGTTGCGACTCCCGCTGTTCCTAGCGATATCGCAGTTGATGTTGGAAAGATTCTTACATCTCTCGGAGGATTCGAGCAGGTTCGCTATAATAAGATTTACAAAAATAGGCGAGATGCAAAGCATATTCTAAAAAACGCCGTCATTAATGATTATGGTGAAAAGGCTTGGATTCGTTCTCTATATTGGTGTGGGATTCATATGTATCGTGCAGTACCTTATATGAAATCTCCTCGAGTCAAGAAAGGTCTGGTGGAAATAGCGAATGAAAGTTTTAAAGAAGCATTGCGTTTTTGACATGGACGGGGTTTTGATTAACTCTTTACCTTGGATCGAGAAAGCGTATAAGCATGCAGGAGTTCCTATTCTCGAGCAAGACCGATACAAGTCTTGGAAAGAATGGTTAGTTCCGCTCTACGGAATGACTATGGCAACAAGAATTCATGATAAGAAAAATGAATTTTATAGCTTAATGCTTTCAGCTCGAATCGTGAAGAAGTTACCCCCTGCCCAAGTGCTTGAGAAGTTTCATACGATGTGTTCTATTGCGACAGGCGCATCAGCCGCTAGTGTACTGGCAGTTAAGAAGTATGTAGGCTTCGGAGATGAATGTAAAGTAGGTGTATGCGAGGCGAGTGCCGAAGACAAGATTGCTTACTTAGTTAATCTACATAATATCTCAAACAAGTACGGGTACTACTTCGACGATAACGCAGAAGTTGGGCAGGGAATCGTTGATGAAGCTAACCACAAAATAGGAAAAGACGTTTGGAAGTTTTATCATTACGTTGAACAAACATTTGATGAAATAATGAAGGAGGTGAGTAAGCCATGGCAAATGTAGGGATTATCCTAGCAGCAGGTAAGAATGAAAGGCTTGATGGCGTCGTTGAACCTTACGAAAAGCCTTTAGTGATTAACCCTGACAATGTGGAGAATGTGTTTTCAGTGATGAAAATGCTGGAACAAATTTGCCACAAGATCATTATTGTGTGCTCTAAGAGTAACATCACTAAGATGATAAATCTCTTTCACAATAAGGGACCGAACTCTTGGCAATATGTCACTCAAGACCAAGACAAATTCCCTGAGGTGTCAGGCGCTATTCGTCAAGCTCTTGAATTAGTGTACGATGATGATAACGTTGTTTGCTTAATGGCAGACAACTATTACGCTAATCCTAAAGAGATACTTAAATATAAGGATCTCAATAAAAATGCTGTTGGTGCTCAAATATTCAATCGTCCTCAATCTTTACGGTACACTAGGGTAAATAATCAAGTTGTATTCGTTAATAGGAGAGACAAATACGATCCTGATCTTGAGGTAGAAGATGATCATAATGATGCAGTTTGGCTTGGACCACTATGTATTATTCCCAAAGAGTACAAAGAAGCATATGGTTTAGCTAAGAATGAAGATAATACAGATATCGCAAATGTATTCAACAAAATGAGTAAGTTCGCTGGATATCGAAGTACGGCAGAAGACTTCGGAGAGAAGGTGTTTTTCGAAAATGGCAAATATCGGGTACGGTAAAATTGGACGAAGTTTTAAACTTCCTCTCAATGAGGATACACGAGGCACAGCCACTGGTGGTGACTCTGACGTTAGGAATACTTTATTCTATCTCGCAAGCGATAATCCTCATCACAATTTCTTTATTATTAGCAAAAATTCTGGTGAGAATCCGCAAGAAGTAGGATATCCTAATAATGTAATCAATCTTTGGAATAAAGATTTTTCTAAACAGCATGGAAGGAATCTCCGCACTTACCTCAAAGAACATGAATATCCTGGATGTAACATTAACGGAATGATTCATACTTTCCAACATGAGACTCTCCATGAGTATCTTTTTGGTAACATTGATGAATGTATTCTTTGGTTAGGGCAACATGGTTCCGCTAATTCTCCAATCCCTCTCGCAACTAATCGCGAACGTGAGTCAGTGTCTCAGGGAAGCTTTGTACGCTATGTTGGATATCTTTTGACTGGAGCTGATGAATGGTTGACAAAGCAGCGAGAAAAAGACGAGCATAAAGATGTAATTTGGCTCTGTCCTGATGTTAGGAATAACATCAAATTTCGTGATATGAAAAATCCTGTACTAAATGGTGTCCTTGCCCAGTATTACGATAGCCAAAAGAATCGTTATGAACGCTTTGGCGATAAAACTGAACCGCAAAAGCCATTTGGGTGGAAAGCTGATGGGCAGGGTGATTGTAACATTTGGGAAGGTCCCGTTGAGTATGTCTATTCAGGAATTGAGATGACTGCACTCAACGATTTGAGCGTATACTTAAATTCTCAAATGTACAACCCACTCAATCTTTACAAAGACAAATCTTTTGGAATTGTTCTTAATGAGAATAAGAAGAATACTAAAAATTCTCGTAAGCAAATTCTTAAAGAATTCGTTCTTGATACTGGGCTTGATACTTCAAGTATATTCGGTGTATGGTCTGATGAAAGTAAACTCGAGCTAGGTCTCGATATTGAGCCAATTCACATTTCAAAGCTATACTATGAAATGTCGAAGTGGAAGTCCACATTAACAACCCCTGCCTCAGGGAGCGGTTGGGCGACGTCGAAACCTTGGGAATGTTTCCTTAATGGTGTTGTTTGTTTCTTCCACAAAGACTACGACTCACAAGGTCATATTGTGAGTAATCCGTATTACAAGTGGGGAGAAGACTTTAATGATTCACCCTACTTTAAAGAGCTCGGAAGTTTTCTTCGAGTTAGCTCTCCTGAAGAGTTGAAGAAGAAAGTTGAAATGATTGATCATGATGAAGACTTACGTATTCATTATGTAACTAGGCAGTTCTTACATCTCAAATATTGCCTTGAAAAGTACCAACGTGGAATCAAAATGATTAATGAAAGGATTAACTAATGTTGCAGGAAATGATTGATTTGCAGGCTAAGCTGCAGTCTGAGACGTACGGAAAAGACATCTCAAAGCTCGATACGCGTGAAAAGATTGAAGCCTACCGTATCAATATGATGGCTCTGCAAGACGAGCTCCATGAAGCTTTGAATGAAATGTCTTGGAAGCCATGGGCTAAAGCAGAATACTTTAATGACGATCGCGTTCAACAGGAACTTGTAGATGCATGGCATTTCTTTATGAACTTGATGATCATTAGTGGTATGGATGCCGAGAAACTTCATCTGCGCTATCTCGCAAAGCGTAAAGTAAATATCAAACGCCAGGAAGACGGTTATGATGGTGTTTCCACTAAAGATGAAAATGGAAATGCAACCGATGAGCCAACATTAGACTTTGAGGAACTTCGAAATGAAATTAAATGAGTTCTTCAAAAATCACTGTGACGCATACTTCATAACTCTAAAACGAGCTGAAGACCGTGTTAAGAATGTTGAAAACATCATAGCTAAAGATATCTTCAATAAGCATACTGTGATTGATGCAGTTGATAAACTTGATTTGTCAATTGAAGATACTAAAGCTTTCTACAAAAATGCAAATGACGAATGGGAGCGGGAGCAGTCCCTGCCTAGAGATGTTAGGCTTTACGGTGTTGAGCGCTGGGTGGGTGGTAAAGAACATCTATTCGAGAGACCATCTTCACGTTCTTTATACACAGGAACATATGCGTGCTATCTATCCCACATCAAAGCTATAGAAACCGCGTTAAGCGATGGAAGCGATAGCGAGTATATCATAATCATTGAAGATGATGCAGACTTTAGCACTAGCAATGTTTTTGACTTTGTTGATAAAGTAGATTCATTTTCTAACCCTGAAATCATTGTATTCGGTGGAGCAGTTAAGATGGCTTCTTATGTTGATGAAAATAAGAAGTATGAACAACTTTTAAACGGATTCAATGTAGCTAAAGTTGATCATATTAAGTCTGATAATTGTAAGAGCATTAGACAACGATATATCACCACGATGTATGCTCTACGTAGAAGTACTGTACATATATTCTTAGACACAGTTAAGAAGCATCAGATGCCTATTGACGCTTCCTGGTGGTATGCGTTCACTAGGTTGAACACGTTCAAGTATACACCTTGCTTGGTGCGTCAAGACGTTGATAACATCAAGGGTGCACGACGTTAAAGCCACACAAACGGGCTCGCTCTGCGGGCCCGTTTTGGGCCCTGACGTCGGCGTTTTACAAATCTCAGAGAACCTGTTAAAGTATTCACTGTAAGCCGCAAGGTACTACGAAAGCCCGCTGGGCAGGAGGAAAAGGAATTGTATAAGTTTGGAAGCGACGAAGACGAGACACATGAAGAGAAAGTCATCCGTACTTTCTTTAAGAGCTGGGATGATGCTTTAGGTGATAAAGATAATTTAGAGTTAATCGAGAAGCTCGCAAAGAATCTTGAAGAGGTTGCAGTAACTATTGGTGTTGACATTAGTCTAAAATCTTCAATTGAAAAATTCATAACAATAGATCTTGCTGAAGAAGTAGCGGCAGAATATAAGGAGGAAAATTAAATGTCATTCCACGAAGATTTGTTTGAGAAAGTTCTTTCAAGTGAAGAAGGCTCATACGCAATTAACATTCTCGCTAATTTGCTTGGTGAAGTATACTCAAAGTATGGAGTGTACACTGACACAGATAATTTAGTGACATGCGCAATTGAGATGCACGCTGATATGATTTTTGAAGATTTGGGAGGTGTAGACGATGAAGATGAGGATGAAGATGACATTCCTAGCGGTTATGTTGAGTATGACTATGATTATGAAGAAGAGTAGTAACTTCAATAATACACACGCTCAATAAGTATTATTTACATTTAGGAAAAGAAATGACAGTAAGAACTCTACCTTGGATCGATCCCAAAGATCCAGTAGTTGATTTGAGTGAAGATGTTTCTACACACCAAATCCTAAAGAAGTTTGATTTAGATTGGAATATTGGTCTCCATCCTCTTCACACTTCTGTGTATGGTATCGATGTTCCAATTCACGGCAAATACGCTTTAATCCGCGAAGATCTTAATACTGTAATGTCAGTAGTATCTAGTCGTTACAGTCCAATAGATAATATTGCAGCATTTGACTTTCTTGATGATGCATTTACTAAAAACATCTTAACTCCAAATTACGCAGGAAGTTTACGTAACAGCGCAATAGTTTACATTGCATCAAAATACAATGCATCTCAAACATCAAGTGTCGACATAGACTTCGATTATTATGTGTTAACCTTGTGTTCTCACGATTCATCTTTTAAGCCATCGTTTCAGATAGTCCCAATCGCTCGAAATAGTTTTGTGCACGTTCCTGCTACATTTTCAAAAAATGCAGCAGAAAAGGAGAAAATTAACTATAATGATCCGATGAAATCACTTAGTGATTATATTAAAAAATACGTAAGTGAACAACAGACAATGTTGAATCATCTCTTGATGAAAGACATTGAAGTTGATTCGGCTGAGAATCTTTTGAAGATGTGTGTACCTAAACACGTCACTAAGAAAGATGAAGCAGTTGAGCGAATTATGGATACTTATCTTGAATCTCCTAATAATGAATTTCAAGATAACTGCTTAGGTTTATACTACGGGCTATGTGAATTCCTTGACTTTGATAATGAGAATAGACGTGCGGGCAGGGAAAATAAGATGCTCTCCAATGTACTTGGTGGAGGCGGAATTAAAATGCGAGAAGCATTTTTGAAGAGGGCTTTATAATGGATAATAAAATTCTTGGCTACCTAAATAGAGACTGGGCTGTTCTCCCTACGCATTCAGTAGTGAATGGTGTATGTACTTGTAACAATCCCAAATGTAGCAGTCCAGGAAAGCATCCACGAACACAACGTGGAGTTAAAGATGCATCAAAAGATATTGACGTAGTTCGTTCTTGGTTTGATTATTGGAAGTCTGCGAATGTCGCTGTAGCTACAGGTAAGGTATCTGGCGTTTTCGTTGTTGACGTTGACCCAAAGAGCGGTGGGTTGAAATCTTTAGAAGAATTCTCAAAGAAGTATTTTGGAGATAAGGATACTTACACTGTTCTCACAGGAAGTGGCGGATATCACTTCTATTTCCACCTGCCCGAGGGTGTGGACATTCCCAACTATAATGCAATTTATCCTGGCATTGACATTAGGTCAGACGGCGGATATGTTGTAGCACCTCCGTCTGTACATATATCAGGCGGTTCGTATAAATTATCACATGAAAACGCTGATGTGCTAGAACCAACGTCTGAGCTTGTCGAACTGTTGGCCAGTAAGTCTCGTAAAAGTAGTTCAATGTCATTTTCTGATGCTATTAATCGAGAAAATGATTTTAAAGTTCCCAGCATTGATAAACTACTTGAAGGTATTCCTGAAGGAGAACGCGACAACACAATCTTCAAATGGGCATGCAAATATCGACGTAAGAACGGGGAGAATTCACGTTCTGGTGCATTAGCCCTTGCTTACATTGCAGCATCACGATGCGTACCTCCGTTCCCACGAGAAGAGGTTGAGAAGTGTGTTAACTCTGCATGGAAGCAGGATCACTCTGATCCATCATACATTGAGAAATCACTTTCTTTTGAAAATGAATTCGAGCCACTAACCGACGTCGGTAATTCTCGTCGGTTCATTAAGAACTTTAAGAATAAGTTTACTTATGTCCCTGGCTGGGGCTGGATGGTTTGGGATAATAATCATTGGCGGCGCGATGATGGAGGATTATCGCACAACGCTGCAAAAGAAGTTTCAACTATCATTAAACTTGAAGCACAAAAGCTAAGCCAAGAAGATGAAGAATATGAAATTAAAGCTCATATAAACTGGGCTAAGCGTTCTCAATCTGCAGGAAGCATTTCAGCTACTTTAGCTGTTGCGCAAACTGATCCTGACATTGTGTCTTACGTTGATGATTTCGACACTGATGATTTGTCTCTCGCTGTATCAAATGGTATCATTGACTTGCGTACAGGCGAATTACGAAAGACATCTTTCCGAGATAAGATTACAAAGAACACTAATGTTATCTTTGATGACAAAGTCGATCAAAGTCGTTGGCTAGAGTTTCTCTATAATGCTCTAGATGGTGACGAAGAATTGATGTCGTATATCAAACGTGCTGCAGGATATACTCTCACTGGACTTAACACTGAGGAAGTATTCTTCGTGATTAGTGGTCCTCCCGCATCAGGCAAGAGTACATTCCTCGATGGTCTTCTTTCTGCTCTTGGTGGGTATGCAACGTCTGCTCAGGCGGATACATTTATGTATCGAAGAAATAAGTCAGTGGGCAAGGAGGAAATCGCGCGACTTGCGGGACATCGTCTCGTCTCCGTTTCAGAAATCCGTGAAGGTGATTACTTCTCTGAAGCGCTCATCAAACAGTTCACTGGTGGCGATAAAGTTTCTGCGCGTTTCTTATATCAGGATACATTTGAATTCGTTCCTAAGTTTAAACTCTGGGTTGGCACAAACCACGATCCTGGAGCACAGGATGATGCGATGTGGCGGCGAATTAAGAAGATTCCATTTCCAAGAACAGTCCCTGCCCACAAGCGTGATTACACATTAAAAGCATGGGCTAAGAATCCACTTGAGGGTGGCTCAACAATTCTCGCTTGGGCTGTCGAAGGAGCGCGTGAATGGCTTGCAGAAGGTATCAATGATCCTCAAAAGGTTCGCGACGAGGTTAATAAATACCGAATGATTAATGACCGTAATTACGCGTTCGTCGCAGAGAATATTATCCAAAAAGAAAATAATAGCATTAAAGCTAGTGACTTGTACTTCAACTACTGTCAATGGTGTGAGAAGTACAATGAATTTCCGAAGAAATTCCCTGCCTTCATTCAAATGCTTGATCGCGTTGATTACATTAGCATTACGAACATCGACGGAGTTTATTACATCATTGGTGCTGATGTTTCATCGCAAGAATTCTCGATGTGGAGAATGTAATGGATAAGTATTTTAAGCGAGCTAAATTACTTTACACTAAAGCGCAGTCAAGCGCAGTTGGAGAATTTGAACGTCAAGCGTTATTAGGAAAAATAGATTCATTATGTTCTAAGTATGGGTTCACGTACGAAGATGTAGAGAATGGTGTTCTCAGTGAAAATGAAAAAGTTGTAATGAACTATGAAACCATTTTCACTGGAGGATACTCCTTGTGTAAAACTTTCGCAATGTGGATTACTTGCGAAACTCTTGGGCTACATTCATACAACGTTGACAGAAACAAGCCCAATCTTTCATCTTCGGTTGGTACGGTTTGTATGACGAAAGAAATGCTTGAGCATGTTGATAAAGCATTTTTCTATACATATGAAATTGCTGACTACGCTTCAGAAGAATACCTAGCGAGAATTGAAAGTAATTCTAAAGATGCTCCAAGGTATAAAATCAAGAGAGATTACATGCTAGGTTTTCTCAAAACGTTCAATGATGATCGGGCAGGGGGTAAACTCAACGATGATCTCTACATCGATAATATGGGATACATCAGAGGATGTATTGCAGATGATATCTCCTATATCGAATCAAAGGAACAAAATGATTACAAAGAAATGAGACAAAACTTTAGGATACTTGGAGTCAACCTAAATGAGAAAGTTGGAAAAATAGACAGTAGATTCTATCGAGCGGGTTTGCGGGATAACATGGTATCTTTCCGCCAAAGATAAAAATAGACTGCCAATGTAAATATATTGGCAGTCTATTTTTGTCATACCAGACGAGCTCTGACGAGCCTATAAATCCGGGCGATCCATCCAATTTTGGCGCTGATCAGCAGTTTTACCACCATACCTAATGTTGAAGAAGTCCGTCCAAGCACTTGAGCCAGAGTTACCTGTAATATTCGTTCGATAGAAGTTATTTGCGTAACGTTGCGCCTTTCGGGTTTTGCGTTTATATGACTGAATACTAGACACAGAGTAACTTGAGCTAAACACGGATTTAGGAGCTACTGTGATCATCATGTCATCATCATCGAGTGAGTACTCAATTTGAGTAACAATGTAATCAACGTTTCCATCAATCTCGCCGTACCAAGGCACATGTCCAAAAACATGAACAACGTCTCCGACATCGAATGTTCCAAAAGATGCATTCATATGCGAGCTTACAGCTTTAATGTTTAATGTAGATGACTTAATACGGCGGTGGGCAAGGGTTTGTCGAGCCTGCTCAAAGCATTCTTGGTAGTTATTTACGTTCTCGTTTTTGAGGCGAACCTCAACATCAACCTGCCCTGTGTTTACAATCTGAGCTGCACCATAAATACGGTAGTCGTCATTTGTCTTAACGTTCTCGACTTTAGCGCCATCAACTGATGCATGTGTTATGAAGTCTTCAACGCTTAATTCTTGAGGAACAATGTAGTCAACATTTTCCCCAACCACAAACATATTTTGTGCATTTTTGACAAACTCTTGTTTAAGAATGTCAAAGAGTTCGTAGTTAAAACCTACTTCATATAAATCTCTAGATGCGCCGAGACCAGTTCTTGTTGTGCGACGCATCCAGTATTTTTCTCGGAAATCTGTTTTACATGCCTTAATCGCTGCTTCTATCTTTTCACCGCAAGAAGATTGATCAACTTCACGGAGGCTGATAAATCCTTGAGGAATTGGTGCGTCATCGACGTCAACATAGGCACTTGGAGTTGTGAACGCATTTCCGTTTTTAAAGTTAGGGTGATTTGTCATTAACCCGTAACCAGGTAACTGGCCAACTTTAGTGACACCACAGTTATTCATCCAAATTTGGCCGGTGCTACGGATATTCTCAAGAATATAAGATTCCAAGTCAATGCCGTTAGCTACAATAGGATTGCCACGATAAAAGAGGTTGTACATATAACCTGAGAATCCCTCAGCAACCCATGTCCATGCACCTTTATGGTCGAAAGCTCCAGGTTGGACAATTCCCATACCTACAATAGCTTCGTTTACAGCTAAACCAATCGCGTGCTTGAATGGTTTAATCTTGTATGATTCATCATTGAATTTCTCAAAAGGAATTGTGCCTTTAATGATCGTTGCACCAGATAGCTTACGAGTGATTGATACTTTTTCGCTGTAAAAACCAAAGACGTCATTGATGTTATTTGCGTGACCGGGCAGGTCAATCGCGAATAAGTAAACACTCATATTCCGTAGCTCGCTTCAATGTAAGAAAACTTTGCTTTAATTCTGTTGTTAGAAGTAAAGTTAGCAGTCAAGAAAGTCCTGTGAGTAACTTCTTTATCAAACAGAACGAAATCTGAAAGATTAGAGATATAGTAACGTCCAACAACAGGAGCTAGCCTATATCGTGCAGATTCTCCAGTGTTAGTGACAATGAAGTTTTCTCCAGGATAATTTGATACGGTAACGCTTTCGCCGCTCTTCAAACCTAGAGCAACGTTAAGAACCTTAGTCCCAACAATTGCTCCCTGCCCGTTCTTTTGGTTAATGTTTAATGAACCGGCCGCAGATGGTGTTTCTCCGTAAAAAGTAACTGCGGCTGGGCTTGGCGCGAGTAGGTCAGAGTTTGGCGTAATGATTTGAACTTCTTTATTGCTCTCTGTGATATCTGTCGCGTGTTCATCACCATAAGAGAATTGGTTTGTCCGTTCAAATTCAAGAACAAATCGACCAAACTGTGCGCGAGACCCGCCA